TGCTTTGACTGCCACATACCAATGGTGCGTAAGTGGGACTCTCCCGCAATTACCTTTAAGGGCAAAGGCTTCTACTCCAACGGAGGGTAAAGCAAAACCCCACCAGCGAACGGACTGATGGGGTTTTATTGTGCTGAAGGAAAAGGGTTCAGAAACCTTCAGCCACATCTACTATGTTTTGTATGATCCACTCTACCACAGGCACAGCTACAGCATTACCTATCTGTCGGTATCTTGTTGAGTCAGCAACTCCTTGTGTCCAATCATCAGGGAAACCCTGCAATCTTTCACACTCTACTGGAGTTAGCCTGCGTACTGGAACCTGATCGTTAATAACATAAGGCACTCGTGCCCCACCTGTTCCCCAGTATGTAGCAACAGTTGGAGAATACTTATCATACAAGCGAGTGTCATCTACTCGTGTAGCCTCAAAGATTAAGACAGTAGCCCTGACCTCTGCGGTATTATCAAAAGCATTCAATGTTGGACACACTCCGCCCTCAACCCAAGTCTCGTGATCCTCATTCGTCTGCGCTCTCCGCCCCTTGACGTACCACATTCTCAAACACTTCCTGTAATGGATCGGGCAAGCGTTTGCCGTTCCGATTGGAACGCTGAAGCACTCCCTTTGCGGCCTTGACTGTTAAATAGTATTTCTGCTGGACTGGTTGAGTCTGCACCACGTCTGCCAACGATGAATACACGCTTCCTTCGCTGGGGTACTCCGAAGTATTGAGCATCAAGCACCCGCCAGCTGAGAGAATACCCGATGTCGGCCATCGTCCCGATGACGACTCCAAAATCTTTTCCGTTGTTACTGGATAGCAAACCAGGGACGTTTTCGATGATGAAGTATTCTGTTTGCGTTTCTTCCACAAGTCTTGCAATCTCCCAGAATAACCCGCTTCGTTGGCCAACAAGACCAGCCCTCTTGCCAGCAACGCTGAGGTCTTGGCAGGGAAATCCTCCTGTAATAATTCCTGTGCTTGGTGTAAATCCTGCATTTATTAGATCCTCTCCCTTGACTGTGGTTACATCTGTAAATTGTGTAGCATCAGGAAAATGCTGCGCCAATACCTGATTACACTTCTTATCTATCTCAACCGAGGCTACTACCTTTACTCCTTGTCGTTGCATAGCAAGATCAAAGCCTCCGATACCTGCGAATAAACTAACTCCGGTCAGCATCAGTACCAACCTCGTCTGTTGCTGTGTTGGAGAGCGCGACACGCACTCCCTCCATAGCGGTGACTAAGGTATCGTAAGCCGTGAAGGACTTGAAGTTCAGCTTGTCCACTGCGCTCTCTAAGGAGTTGAGCAATTCCAAAAGCTGTACTTCTGGGGTTGTCTGCGAGGTGGTCAAACCTGCTCTCACGGGTCCAAAGGGTGACAAGACATCTGATTTGGTTTTGATTGTAACCGAGTGCTCGTGCGTAACTGACTGCAAGTGCCTTGTTCTCACGCTTCTCCTCCATCGTAGCCTTCGTCCGTGCTGTCATAATCGGTACGTCCTGCGACATCGGGGACGGTGTTCGCCCGTGTATGGACAGTAATAGTAAGCTTACTATCACCAGCAATAACCCAACTCTTGCCCTCTTGCTCATCAAAACTCCTTTGTTCATCAAGCAACTGCTTGTATGTGTCTGGGTATAGGTGTGCTAGACGCACGAGTGCCTTATCTCTTGCCCTTCTATAATTACGGTAGTGGATAGATTGTTTCCCGCTTACTTGTTTACTCTCCATTGATCTTGTCCTCCCACACAATAAGTACGTATGCTACCAGCATTACTGCGAGCAGCCCTAATACTAGGCTCATACTTTTATCCTCTCATACCTCGTCATAACAGATACCACATAGCCACCAAGCGTGGACTTCGATCAGTTCAGACTCCGGTGTTTGAGTTTCACATCTACTGCACTTAACAGTATCCTCCGTCATAGGCTAGCTGCCCTTACTATCTCGGTGATGTCTAGGGTTTGCCCTACTAGATGAGCGTCCTCCTCATCACTATCCCACGCACTTATCAACAGGCGTGATCCTACAGGGGCAAGGAATAGCCATTGGATAGCCTCTATGCAGCTAGTACCGCCCCAAGTATTCTCTCCCTCTGGCTCTACCACTTCATAGAATAGGATCAGATCAGACTTAGGCGGATGTATGGTGTATAGGTTGCTCTCTTTGGGGTAGTGCGCCTTAGTAATAAACTCTCTACTCATTCTCCTCCTCCTCTAGTCCAAACAAGCGCGATAGCGCACTGTTGGCACGCTCTAGGTTCTTGATAGCTCTCGCTATCTCCTCTTGTTGTATGTCTATCTCAGCTTGATTAAGGCATAGATCCACCTTAGCCTTTAGGTATTCCTCATTCATTGTCATCTCCCTCTTCCGGTAGTACTCTACCCTTCCATTGTGTTTCAACTATCTTTACTGTCTCCTCCCCTATGTACAAGGTATCCCAGTTCCAACTCTTAGGGTCACCGTCATAGGTTTCTATCTCTAGTGTTATTAGCCATTTATCTTTCATAAGATCACCTCGCACGCTCTCCCACAATCGTCACAGGTTGAAGTGTTTAGATTTACATAAGTAACTGTATTATTGCAGCAAGCGCTGCCTACTGGTTGGCTCATTACTTCACCACATAACGGTTACTGTAAGCGGTGAACATCTGGCAAACCTCTTGTATAAATTGGATAACCTCATAATCGTCCCACGCGTCGCCGTCTTGATCTATCGCAGATTGAATGAGGTCAATCGTTGCCCCGTCTGGAGCTTGATCGGTGTCTTGTTCAATGTATTTCCAAAAATTTGTCTTGCTTTCCACAATAGCTTCTAGTTCGTGTCGTGTTGATACCAGAGTCATTACTCGCCCTCTCTCTCTTTTGCATTGTTAAATCCTTTATAGTAAGCCTGCTCGCAGCTATAGCAATAGTCAATCTCGCTTGCATACTCTGTCTCATAACCACAATTTAGACAGCGTGGATAGTTATTCATTATCCTCTCCCTCTCTCTCGTGTAAGTAACCGCCCATAGTAGAGATTAAACCCGTGTGGATCACGATAGTACCGGCACTATCCTCGGTTACCCTCGCCCCCTTTAGGTTCTCCTCTACCCATAGTTTTAGATCTTGTATCGTATCTATCTCTTGTAGTTGCATTAGTTACCCTCTCTCTCTATCTCGCCTTGTAGGTATTCAATAGCCACTTGCCTAGCATTTATGTATCCGGTGCCTACTATTGTGCGCGGTGCTACCTCTCGCGCTAATAGTGCATTTAATAATTCTTGATTAGTCATTCTCCCCGTATCGCCTAGCGTGTATTTATAGCTCATTACTCGCCCTCCCCGCACTCGCATAAGTGACCGCAGCTATAGCAGACCCACGCTCCGGTGAAGCGTGTGTGATAACCGCTATCTCCCTCACTATTGACCCATAGGCCATTGCTAGCTTTCACTAATTGCATACCATTTACTAATTTAGTCTCTAGTACTTTCATAACATAACCCTTTCGCTATCTCCCTCTACCTCACTACTTTAGTAAGGTACTACCTTACTCTACCGTATTAGGATAGAATAAGATAGTACCGCACCAACTAATCTTGATAACGCATAGGCATAAGTAAGGCTCTCCAATTTATCGTGTCGTTGGTGATCTGTACCCGCATAGGCTTGCCGTTACCTGTAAAGTAAACCTTTACAGCTGCACCCTTGCCCGCGATCTTGGCATAGTCTGTAAAGAATGCAGGGTTAAAGGCTACGCTTGCAATAGGTATAGTCTCTCCCTCACCCTTAACGAATAGATCCTCCGTGGGTGGAAAGGTACCCGCTAACAGGGTAACGGTAAGGCTATCGCCTAACGCGCTCACGGTTAGCGCATCACCTAAGCGAATAAGGCTAATAATGCGCCCTTTATGTGCCTTTATTAGTGTCGCTTTTAGTAGTGCAATTATTCGTTTAGTATCATCTAACGAGATCAAGGCTTTATCTAAGCCACCCTCAGCTGCTACCTGTCCCTCAATTAAACGGTAACGATCCGTAGCGCGGGCGATAAATAGCCCGCCCCTGCCTTCTACCTCTACCGCGTTAAGCGTAGGTAGGCTCTTATCTTTCCCCGCGTGGGTGCTTACTCCCTCTAATAGCGTGAGCAACAGCCCGCCCTCTATCTCCATACTGTTTAGGCTCTCGCCCTCTACTGTTTCGATCTTATCCTCTTGCATAGTGTTCATTTATTCACCCTTATTCTATTAGTTTATCCGGCTAGGTACCGGCTACCCTCTCCCGCCCGCGTAAGCGGGAGGGGATAGTCACCTACCTAGTGAAGCATTCGATCATTGTGCCGATACAGTAGCCCTCTCCCGGTACATACCAGATCCTCGCGCTCACCCACACAATTAAAGCGGTTAGAGCAAAAGCTGCGGGAGTGTAGATAAGTACGATCCGCCCTCTCTTGTTTAGTCTCATTACTCCGCTCCCTCTAACTCTCGCTCCAGATCATCAAGGACTAACGCCACGAGATCCTGGTAATAAAGGTAAAGATCCGCGCTCATTAGTTTAATGATGTTTAGATCATCACAATCGTGACCTAACTCCGCACTCCCGCGATTATCGTATTCGTTAGGCATAGTCTGCCACTCCTCTATCACGTGGTTATTGTAGATAGGGACATAACTATCAACTATCTCGTGAGAGCGATCCTTGATCTCCTCTAAAGTCTCGCCCTGTTCGATCTCTTGTTTAATCTCTTTCACGATCTCATCATAAGTAGTCATTAGTTCGCTCCCTTTTGTGGTAGTAGTCGGCATACTCTTCCCCATACGATCAACATCTCCGCCTCATCGGTGAATTGCTTATCGGCTTGGGCTTGGTCAATTAGATCTTGGACATTAGTTAAATGCGGGTAAAGATCTACAAGGCTTTGCGCCTTTTCTTTTGCTTGCTGGATAGTCATTTATGCCCCCTTGATTATGGTCGTTGAATAATCGACATCATCACCATCAACGGTGACAGGCTCCTCAATCTGTGCAATTACTTGCATTCGTAAGGTGTCTAACTCTGTCTCTGTGATTGGTCTGTCTGTGGTGAATACAAGATTGATTGAGTAGATGTTCATTTATTTATTCTCCTTGTCGGATCTTGTTAGGTAGGTTGATCCGATAAACAAAAGATACAGGACTATTCCCCATAGTGCAACGATTGAAGGGCGCAGCTTTATAACGATTAGGTAACGAAAGGGATCTGAAGATCCTTGACATTTACGGGGTGAACTGTCCAAAGCTGAAAGGTCACCGGATCACCGGTAAGGACAGGGCAAAGAGGGCAAAGGGCAGACACCGGCAAGGCAGCGCGATCTCATTGCCGGTCACCGGCTAGGTCATTGCTTGCCGGTTATTAAATTGGGAAAGGCTTAAGGGTTGAGGGTGCCAGAGCGGTAGGCAGCCCCTGCCTTTTTTGTAAAGAGTTATCCACAGGCTGTATCCACAGGCAGGGCAGGGCTGTGGATAACCGTCTGCCAGCCCTCACCGACACCCCCCGTTGGTGAATTGCGCGGTGCTATGTACAGTACTCCCCAACAAAAAATATTTGCTAAAGTGAAAGCTGTAATATGGCTCTGACCTGCGGTTATATATACTGTGTTACATATCACATTCTAAAAACGGGAAATGCGTTAAATTTACTGCCTTATATATAGTAAGGGGTTTTAATAGGAAAAGCCCTGAGCTGCTACGGTATGGCCTCTTACGAGGCCCCTAGGCCGAGTTCAGTCTTACCCCTCAGTTCGCTGTGGCTCCTTCGGGCGTCAAGCCCGACCTGCCCAGTACTTTTAGTGGGGATAGGTCTATTAAAAACCTACCTCGCCTAGTATAAAAATAAACCGATTCCGGCCGGTCCCCAATAAATTTTAGGAGATCACGTGGCTGACAATAGTGCCGACATCGCCAAGAGAATTATCCTTGGTTGTGTAGCAGAGGGTATGACCATTGAGGCAGCTTGTGCCTCTGCCGGTAAATCCATTAAGACTTACGAGTACTACCGCAGAACCGATAAGGTCTTTACAGACAAGGTTGACCGAACACGCCTTGGTCTAAAGGACAAGAGCTTTGCAGCTTCCGATGTCCACGATCTTACCTTTGCCGAGTTCCGCCAGAAGTACCTACACTCCCGCACCTTTCCACACCAGCAGAACCTGATAGATGTAATCGAAGGCCGCGAACCTGGTTGGCTACATCCTTCAATGAAGTACGAAAAGGGTCTGGCTAATAACAGAATCCTTTTGAACATTCCGCCCAACCACGCCAAGTCTATGACTGTGACCATTGATTACGTCACTTGGCAGGTTTGTCAGAACCCTAACTTTAGAGTACTCATCGTATCTCAGACGCAGCAGTTAGCTGCAGACTTTCTCTACGCCATCAAGCAACGCCTGACTCATCCAAAT